GTCTGAGAAGTGGGGGTGGTATGTTATAATACATTCTCTTGCGGGTGGTGACCCTTTAAAAATAGATGCCGCCACAGAAATAGAAATAGAATCGGCCTTTACATATCTATCTTATGAACAAGACAAGGGACGCCAAAACAAATCCCCCGACGTAGACCAATACAGATGAAGTCATACATACAAATAGTAAACACGCTTCAGGCCATAGCCGATAAGCACTTAATGCTTCAACACTTCCACGCGGGGCCTTTGGACGAAGTAGACATAGGAAAGTTAGACCAAACACAATACCCGTTTCTATATTGCGAAATTTTAGGGGTAAGCATTGACAATGGTATACTATCCTACGACCTTGAACTTCTCGTAGCCGATATGATTAAACCCGACCTTACAGACCGCAACCAGGTTTATAGTGACACCTTGCAGATTCTACACGACGTCTTAGATATGTTCATTCAGTCTTTGGCCAACTCTAACACCACGGTTGACGACGACTACAAAGCTGAACTTCCCCTAACGTGTACACCTTTTACGGTGCGCTTCGATAACGAATTGACGGGGTGGAGTGGATCGCTTTCTTTGGAGGTTTCAAATTCAAACAACCTTTGTATCGCACCTTATAGCTAATGGCCAAACCCACGATAGAAATAGAAGGGGTAAAATATCCACTTACAAACCTAACCAAGACACTTGAGAAGATTGGTAAGATGTGGCGTAAAAACGCGCGAATATCTTTAAGGAAACAAGACAAGGTTAACACGGGTGCTTTGTATAATTCTATGCCTTTAATTGTTGGAGAAGATAAAGACGGGTACTTTGTAGATATTACCCCACAAGTTCACTACTGGGAGTTTGTGGATAAAGGGGTGCAAGGTGCAAGTCGTAATATATTTACAAGACAATCGGAATCGCCTTTTAAGTTTGGAAGTGGAAAAGGCCCAAGGGGGTTACGTGGGGCGATAGATAAATGGGTAGTACAAAAGAGCATAGAAGGAACACGCGATGCACAAGGAAGATTTACACCTCGTAAGTCTTTGGTTTTTTTGATTTCTAAAGCCATCTATAACCGAGGGTTAAAACCTACCTTTTTCATATCCGATACGTTAAAACGCCTAAAACCAAAAGCGATGAAGTGGTTGGGGTTGGCAATAGGAAAAGACGTAGCAAACGCAATAAAATTAAACTTATCAAAGAATAAAAACTTAGACGTAAAATAATGGCTATAACTAAAGAATACGGACCGAGTACGGGAAATGTACACGGAGCCTTCGAACCTATAACCTTTGTAGTTACTTCTTCCAACTACCCAGGTGCTTACTTTAAATATAAGTTTATTGCGGATATATACGTAGAAAGCAACGATTCACCTTTTGCCTACGAACTACAAGCACGAATTAAAATACTTCCTAACCTTGCGGGTGCGGGGGTATTTCGTATAGATAAGATAGTGGCAGACTTTGTATCTATTACTACGGGAGACCCATCCACTAAATCGGCGGGATTTATAAACGATACGATACATACTTTGGGTTCTAACGCCACGACTAAAATTTGGGCGAAAAACGAAGGCAACAACTTTAGAAAGATAAAAGTAAACTTCGGAGAAGAATACGCTACTGCTGCCGATCTATCACCAACTGTTTACGCCGATGAATTACCTGACCAGTATGTAAGTTGTATTATGAGTGCGGGCATGCAAATGACCCCAACGTATGACGAGGGTGGTATCTATTCTATTAATGCGGGAAGTTATACTACATCGTTTTTCCCTACCGCATCGACCAAAAAGATTCTAAGCGATAGAGTGGTGTCTACCGATTACGTTTCTTCTTTGGCTTCTACGGTTAGTGTAATTAACCAAGAGGTATCAAACTTTGAATGGAGAACGTTGGGCGTATTAATGGCGGGAGCCGCCCCCATAAGTTCAACCGCAGTAAGTGCGTATGTTGCTTTATATGATTCAAGTGACTCCGTTCTTGACGCGGGATTCTTTACGGCAAGTACAAGCGGTGGAGTTGCCCCCGTTGACTCAGACCACGACTTTGAAAAGTTACAATACTTTGGCGTCGGTCCACAAAACCTAACGTCCCAAACCATAGACGCGGGATTTGCCACTCACTTCAACGCGGGCACGGTAGCCTACTACGAAGTCTTCTTTATGGACGATAGTACCACCGTACCTGGTAATTTAACCACTTCGGTAATGGCTTCCCTTTGCTACCGATTTGAGGTTAAATCTGCCTCGTGTATTTATAGGTCTTTAAACGGCACGAACAAATACAACTATGTAACTTTGGCTTGGCAGAACTCACTTGGTGCGTGGGACTATCAAGCGTTCGCTTTAAAGCACCAAAGGACCACGGGGAATATAGAACGCAAGACTTTCGACCAGGTGGCGGGTAATTGGGAAACTGCGGGTACGGGGGTGCAATTTGCATACCGAGGCGATGAGGGTGGACTGACCACCACACAAGTTATGGCGCGTCAAACTATGGTAGCTAACACCGATCTATTTAACGAAGATGAGGTAGACTTTTTAGAGAACCTTTGGTTATCCCCAAAAGTGCAACTACTCAACTACGATGGTTCGGCTATCCCTATAACTATAACGGGGAAGAACTGGGTAAGGAAAAACAACCTTAACGAAGGAGGGCCGTTTACTTATCAAATTACTTTTGAATATGGCAAACAAAGACCTACGGTACGATGATTGAATTATATGGTTACAATCAAAGGTCGCAAGACCCTTTCTTATTAGATATACAAAACCAAGGGGAGGTGTCTTTAAATTACGAGGTGGGCGACATAGGGGACTTAGTGGGCCGAAGTAGTCCATATAGTCAGACTTTCACGTTACCCTTTACAAATAACAACAATAGGTTCTTCCGTCAGTTCTACAATATAAACGTAGAAACGGACTTGGAACTAACTACGGACTACGCCGTATTTGACCCCAATATTAAAACGCCTTGCGATATTCGTGTAGATGGCATCCCTATTATTACGGGATCGTTTCAACTTCTAAAGTGTTCTTTAAAAAGCCGTCAATATGAGATTGTCGTGCTTGGTTCTGAGTCGGATTTCTTTAACTCTTTAGGGGATAAAAAACTTATCGACGCCTTTCGTCTTTCCAATTCTTCTACCGCTTTAGTAGACACCTACAACGTTAATATAAACGATACAAATATTGTAGACTCTTGGGACTTATCTAACGACGTAACCGAGGGCGGTGTAGGTGATGGGGTAATAATCTTTCCTCTTATCGACTACGGCCTTGTTGGGGATTACAACTTTCTTTATGTCGAGTTAGATAGTATGGGTTATGGTGGACTTGTAGAAGCGGGGTTCTTACAACCTCAAGACCTAAGACCTTCTATCCAACTCAAAGCTTTGTTTGAATTAATAATAATCAAGGCGGGGTTTACCATAACTAATAATTCCTTTATCACTTCCGACGCTTGGACGAAGGCTTATATGACTCTTGGAACGGATAGAGAGTCAGTTGCTATAACTACCGCACACCAAAGCCAGGTCGCAAATACTGCAAGTGCTACTATTTTAACTTGGGGAAGTTTAGGTGAAGATTCGGGCTCGTGGCAAGAGATTCTTTTCCCTACCCAAAGCGGTGCGGGGTATGGTAGCAACCCACCATCTTTATACGATTCGGGGGACGACTGGAATGTAGGGGGTGAGTTTATAGTTCCTTATAACGGTTCTTATTCGGGAGTCTTTGTCACAAGGTGGAACTCAGGTCCTTCGTCTATATCGCAAGGAGCAACTATAAAAGTAAATGTATCTACGCCCATAGCAGTAGGAGGCACAACTACCGAAGTGTTTTCTTCCCAACCCTACGAACTTGAGGGAAACGATGGCGGTACGGATATTATTGAAACAAGAACTTTCCCTTGGGCGGTTAATGCTTTGGCGGGAGAAAAAATTATTTTTAAGGCCCAAGCCGTAGTTGAGTCAGGTTATAGCGTAGACCTTATGGCAAGTAGTACCTATGTTAAAATTGTTAGTTCTAACACTATGGCGGGAGAAGCGGATATACCTTCCAATATGCCCGACATTTCACAAAAGGACTTTATCACCGACATAGTACAAAGGTTTAATTTAGTAATTGTTTCGGACACTTCTTCCCCTACCGTCTTAACCGTTATGCCTTGGCAAGATTATATCGATCTTGGCACACGTAAAGATTGGACGCAGAAATTAGACCTTTCACAAGAACAGACAATTTCTACAACCACAAAATATAAGAAGCAATTAATAAACTATTCCGACTTAGAAGACGAAGACAATAGAAACGTAAGTAATCAAGAGACTTACGGGAGAGTATTTGGAAGCTATACCCAAAAGATAACGGGCGACTATCTAACTGGAACATTAGAAAACAAATCCGTCTTTTCTCCTTTTAGTGTTAACCCCGTACCGCGTCAGGATGATAGTTCAGTTACCGACGCCCCTACTTTGCTTATCCACCAAGGATACGCATATGGCACGGGTGGACCTCTTGCAAGTTGTAAACCGAAACTATTTTACCATAACGGGTTAGAGTCTTTAAATTTTCAAATCTATATAGGTCAAACGGGGTCTTATAATTATCCCCTTTGTTTACCTTTCTACAATGCGGGCGATCAAATGGCGGTAGATTCTCCGATGTTATATTGGCAGTTTCAAACACCTGGTAGTTGGGGCGGTCCTATCTTTGGCACTACACCAAGTTCGGAAGGGTATTTCAAGCGTTATTGGCAAGAGTTTCTTACTTCTTACTACGACAAATCGGCAAGAATTTTAGATTGTTCGGTTTACCTCACCGCATCGGATGTACACAACTTTGAGTTTAACGACGAAATACTTATAGAAGACACCGCCTATCGGGTGCTTAAGATTAGCGGTTTTCAACCCTTTTCGAATGTACCTACCAAAGTACAACTCTTAAAGAAAATAAATAACGTAGGGGCCTTGCAATTGCCTGACCCTTCCGACCTTTGCGATGCTACGCCTTTCGCGTGGTTTCCAAGTGGTATCGTAGGCTTCCAAGATAACGAAACGGGTGCTACCGTAGTAAGCGAAGAATGTTGTAATACATACCACTATAATTGGTTAGATAACAATTGTTACTGGAACTATGGCGGTGGTGGAGGCGGTGCGGGTGACCCTACTACGGGCCTTGGTGGGTGGAATCCACACGGTAATCCTAACGATGGCACGGTAGGAGGTGTGGCAGATGAAAAGGGAAAGGGTGGTTTTTCTTCTCGTAAAAATAAAGGCGTCCCAAATATAAACCCAACCTTTGGAGAGCATTCTATACGTGGTAATAATATAGAAAGCCAAGCTAATTCAGTTTATAAAAACTTCGTGTACTATGCTACAAGCGAAGACACCACCGCGCGTATAGCTACCGCGTCAGGTATTGAAGCCACTAATTCGAGAATACCTATAGCCTACAATACTATGGCCCGTCTTACGATTCGTGCGTTAAGCGTACAGACACACGTTCTATCAGGTGGATCGGGTTCTTATGGTTCTTCTTCTTTTAACGTTTGGACTTTTATGGTTAAGAACGTAGACGGAGTAATAACCGTAAATACCGACGGGGGGGAACAATTGGACTTTAGACAAGCGGATGCTGACGCGGGAACGCGAACTATCGACGTAGTAAGTACGGCGGGTAAAGCGGGGTTTGCGGGTGACCGAGGTGTTAATATAACTTGCACGGGTCCCGCCGATTCTATTGTTGCATGGCACTTAGACTGCGCGGTTACCTATGTAGACTTCGGGTATCCTAAAGAGTTATCTAATTTAATTCTAACCGAAGATGGGGACTTTTTAATAACCGAAAACGACGACTATTTAGAACAAGAATGAAAGATTACATTAACAAAGTAGGCGAGTCTATCCCCAACGTTTTACGGATAGCACAAACTAAGGAAGTAATAAAAGACAAAAGCTCTCTTATTCTATACGGATATTTTGAGGATACGGGATTTAAGGGGTTTTTTAAGAAAATCAAACAAGGCATAAAAGCGAGAACAAATGGCTGAAAAGATAGAAGTAGGGGTAGTAGTTAAAGGCGCAAGTAAGGCGGCTACCGATATGAATAAAATAGGTACGGCGTCGAAGAACCTGGGGGGCAACTTAAAAGGAAACAATTTTATTGTAGACCAACTTACGGGCAGTCTTGACAAGATGACGAACGGGGCGTTTAGTGGGTTTAAGAATGCCGCGATGGGTTTAAAAACTTTCATTACGGGATTAAAAACCACCAAGACCGCAATTATCGCAACGGGGATTGGTGCGCTTGTTGTGGCCTTTGGTTTGCTTGTAACCTATTGGGACGATATAAAAGTTCTTGTTAATGGTGTAAGTGCAGAACAAAAAGAGCTTCTAAAGTTTGCCGAAGCAACAAGGGACGCGGCACAAGACCAGTTAGACATAACTAACCAAAGCGAAGCGAGTTTACGCCTTGCGGGGAAAAGTGAAAGGGATATTCTCAATCTCAAACTTCAGCAAACAAACGAAATAATCTTAGCTACCGAAGCTATTTTAATTCAACAAAGAGAACAAAAAAAGGCTCAGGTAGAAGCGGCACAACGAAACAAGGATATTGCGCAAGGTTTTTTAGCCTTTATGTTGCTACCCTTGACTATGATGTTAGGTACAATAGACTCCATTTCTGCGGGTCTTGCTCAACTTGGACTTATAGACGAGGCCACGTCTTTAGTAGATGACACCACCGACTTTATGGCTTCTTTTTTATTCGATCCTGAAAAGGTAGAAGAAGAAGGGGACGCAGTAATTGAAGAAACCGAGAACCAATTAAGGAAGTTAAAGAATACACGAGACGGTTTTATATTACAACAACAAGACGCAGACGCCGCCGCTGACCAAGCGCGAAAAGACGCATCGGATAAAGCACAAGATGAAGCGGACACTGCTGCACAAGATGCAATAGATAAGCAAAAAGCCATAGACGACGCAAAAATTGCCGCACAAATTAAACTTGAAGACGAACTTTATGCCCTTTCCCTTTCGGCTTATGACCGCGCAGAGTTAGAACTACTGCAACAATATGACCAAAGAAGCGCGATAGCCGAAGGGAATGCAGAACTTGAAAAAGACGCAAAGAAAAGGCTTGACGCCGATTTATTAGCATTACAAGAAAAGTTCAACAAAGGTGGTGAAGAATCGGACAAGAAAAGAATTGAGCGAGAAAAAGCGGTTGCAAAGGCGGTTAAACAAGCAAGATTGAGCGTTGTATCTTCAGGATTTGACGCTTTAAATGCAATGGCTAAAACAGAAGAAGCACAAAAAAAGTTAGCCATAGCACAAATCTTAGTCAACCAAGGAATGGCAATGAGTAGCGCAATAGCAGCAGCGCAAGCCGCAGCGTTAGCCGCTGGACCCGCCGCCCCAGTAGTTTCTCCACTTCTTACTGCACAGATGATTGGTATTGTCTTAACCTCTTTTGCATCTATTAAAGGGGTAATGAACCAAGCGGGAGCGTCTGCCGAAGGGGTTGGTGGTGGTGGTGTAGGTGGAGGCGGTATTGGAATAGCAAGTAACCGAGAAGGTCCAACGCTTGGACTAACCCCCGACATTTCGGAAGCGGTTACACCTGGTTCTATACCCCCGATAAATGCGTATGTAGTACAAAGCCAATTAGCCGATCAAACCGCATTAGCTGCACAGATACGAACGGCCACAACGCTATAAATAAACAAAAAAGCAAAAGACATTTTTACAGATATGAGAAAGCAAGTAGAACTTTTAATAGATGAGTCCGAAGAAATTACGGGAATAGAGGCGGTAAGTCTTGTAAGGTTTCCCGCCATAGAAACAGACTTCGTATATCTATCCGCAGTTAAAGACAATAAGATGGCGTTTGCTATGGACGAAGACAAACGTCTTCTAATAGGCCCCGCCCTTATTCCTGATAAGTTAATTATGAGGTTGGACGATAACGACGAAGAATATGATGTATTCTTTTCTAAGGAAACGGTACGCCATGCAATGGAACTTTTTATGCGTGAGGCAAGGACCAACGAACACACGTTAGAACACAATAGCAAAATAGACGGCGTTACCGTAGTGGAGTCTTGGCTTGTGGAAGACGAAAAGAAAGACAAGAGCGCACTATATGGTTTTGAACTTCCAATTGGTACGTGGATGTTATCGGTTAAGGTAAACAACTACGATATTTGGGAGAAGGTAAAAGCAAAAGAAGTACGCGGTTTTTCTATTGAAGGATACTTTTCTGATAAGTTGGTAGAGATGAAACAAGGGAAACTTTGTAAGAACTGCCCCGAAGACGAAACTATTATAGCGGAACTAAAATCTATACTTTTAGACGAGGTTAAGCCTTCGGCAGTATTAAACGGCCAACCCCTTTTTAAGCGATCCCAAGACGCCCAGTTATGGGGTGAGATGTTTCACAACCAAACGGGATACACTACCC